CGATGGTGTCCACGGTCTGGCCGCCGACGGTGGTGCGGGGGCTGAGGCTGAATTCTCCGGTGTCGAGGTTCCAGTAGTTGAGGTTGGCGGCGTCGTGGAGCATGCCGGTGTAGAGGGTGTCGGCGTAGATGCCGTGGCCGTTGGCGAGCGAGCGCCAGTCCCATTCGCCATTGGGTTTTTTCTTGTCGGCGATGCGCCAGTAGCCGCCGCCGATTTGGATGGCTTGGGTGGGGTTTTGGTCTTCGGGGCGGTCGTAGACGAGGATGCCGGTGCCGGGTTTCATGTAGGCGTAGCCGCCGGTTTCGTTCATGATTTGGTTGATGCGGTCGATGAGGTCGCGCATGTAGGGGCCGGTGCCGCTGGCGGCGTCGTTCCATGCTCCGCTGTTGGAGACGAGTTTGTCGAGTGCCTGTTGTTGTGCGGAGAGTCTTCGGGTGTAGGACTGGCGGATGTTGCCGAGGGTGATTTTGGTGTCGGCGAGGGGTGCGAGGAGGTCTTCTTCGGTTTTGAGGATGCGGCCTTGGAGGCGGAGTGGTGGGGTGAAGGTGGTGTCGGTGATTTGGGTTTCGTCGCCGAGGCCGGTGCCTTCGGGGCCGAGGCCGGCTTGTTGGAGGGCTTTGACGGTGGCGGTGTAGCTGACGGTGGGTGTGGTGAGGGTTTTGAGTTTGGCTTTGGTGAGGTCGAGGAGTTTTTGGGGGTCGTCGCAGTCGGTGAAGTCGATGTCGGCGACGCTGGGTTGGCGGGTGCCGTTGGCGTCGGGGATGCCCCATTGTTGGGTGGCGGTGGGGTCTTCGACGTATTTTTTGCCGTTGTTGACGCTGCTGAAGTCGATTTTGCGGCCGTAGCCTCCGGTGGCTTGTCCGTTGGCGTCGGTGGTTTCGATGCCTTTGCCCCAGCCGTAGAGGCGGGTGATGACGTCGCCGGTGTCGATGGTGCGGCTGATTTCGGGCAGGTCCTTGCCGTATTCGAAGCGGCGGGTGGGGTTGGTTTGGCCTCGTCGGTCGAGCATGTGGATGATGCGTCGGCCAATGCGGTTCCTGTCGTCGGTGGGTTGGATTTCGGTCTGGACTTCGAGCCCGTAGGTGTCGGCGATGCTTTGGATGGCTTCGAGGACGGTGCAGTGGTAGAAGGCAAGGTTCGCGGTCTGGGCGAGGGTGCCGGCGTCCACGGTGCCGGCCTGCCAGCGGGTGCCTTCGAGGGCTTTGTCGAGGCAGGCCTTGGCGGTGGTGTCCCTGTTGCGTTTGTCCTCGATGTACGTGCGGGAGAGTTCCGTGATGCTGTTGGCGGCGTAGGCGACGGTGACGGGGATGCCGCTGGCGCGTTTCACGTCGCTGCCTTGGCATATGTATTCGTTCCATTGGCCGAGCGTGTCTTGGAACACGATTCGTTCGTCCTTGCCGATCTCGCCGAGGGCGGTGATGTCCAAGGTGTCGGTGCCGTCGGTCGCTTGGGTGCGGACGGCGCTGATCGCGTCGGGCAGGTCGCCCAAGGGGTTGCCCCAGCGGTCGAAGATCATGAAGCGCATCGTAGTGCCTCCTATATGAGGGTCAGGGGCTCGTAGGCCATGCGGCCCGAGCAGCCCGCGAGGGTCAGCGTGTTCGCTCCGGGCGGGAGCGGGAAGTAGTCGCTGTCGATGGTGGGCGTGGTGAGGTTGCCGTTGATTCGCGTCGCGCGGTTGGCTGGGTCGGTGGTGACAGTGATCTGGCCGGAGAGGGTTTGGGCGGCGTTGAGGGTGAACGTGTGCCCGCGTGTGTCGCGGATGCTCAGGCTTTTCGCCCCTTGCGCGGGGGTGAGGGTCCATGTGGGCCATGCGGGGCGGTTGCCGCGTATGCTCACGGTGTTTATGCCGGCCGTGAGCGGGGCGTGGCGTGTGGGCCCGTACAGGCATGGCATGGCGGTCATGCCGACTTCCACGAGCGCGTGGGATTGCCGGTCCGCCGTCCACACGTCCTGCCATGCGCCCACCGTCAGACGGCCCCGGTATTCGCCCGGCAGGCCCCGCCATCGCAGGCTGGTGGTCTTGCCGTCGAGGCTTCCGAGCCATGTCTTGGCTTGCAGGATGTCGTCTTCGCCGCCGGCCGCGTACAGGCCGAGGGTGATGTCCCTCATGCCCATGTACGCGCCGCCGGTCTCGTCCTCCAAGGTGACGTCGAGGACGCCCATGCGGCCGGGGATGGTCTCGGTGCTGAGCGTCGGCGACGTCTTGTCGATGGTCACGCCCGCCCCGGAGAGGGCGAGCATGCGTTGTTCGACGGGGATGCCGTCGAGCGTGAGCCCGTCGATGCGCGGCATGCCCATGCGTCGCGTGTTGAGTGCCATGTGGCTACCTTCCTCTGGAGGCCATGCCCGCGAGCTCGTAGCTCATGGGCTTGGCGAGTTTGCCGGCCATGACCTCGCCGCCACGGTCGTTGAGGTGCAGGGTCACGCCCTGTGCGAGCGCGTCCCTGAGTGCGGCGCGCATATCGTCCGGGGTGAGTTGGTCGAGCGGGTCGGCTGGCGTGAGGGCGGCGGTCAGGCTGGACGTGGAGCGGGCCGTGGTGAGGTCGGGGCCGGTGTAGTCGGTGCCGACGTGGACGGTGGGCACCATGTCCTCCAAGCCGTCGATGGCCTTCTTGGCCTGTCCCATGTTCTTTTCGACGCCTTGGGCCATGCCGGCTGGTATCCATTTGCCGACCTCGTCGGCGAACACTCGGGACGGGGAGCCGATGTGGAGCACGCTTTTGGCCCAGCTCACGACGCTGCGGCCGAGGTTGCCGATCGTGTTCCTCAGCCAGCCGAACGCGCCGCCGATGCCGTTGATGAGGCCTTGGATGATCTGGCGGCCGGTGTCGTACAGCCAGCCTCCCGCGCCCGAGAGGGCTCCGGTGACGATGCCCCAGATGCGTCCGACGGTGCCTCCTATCGCGTTGACGGCGTTGGACACGGCGTCGCGCATGCCGTTCCAGATGGTCTGGAAGAACGACGAGATCGCGTTCCATACGCTCGTCCATGTGCCGCGTATCGCGTTGAGCACGCTGCCTATGGTGTTGCGGATGTTCTGGATGATGGGCGCGTAGAACGCGACCATGCCGTTCCACACGGTCTGGAAGAACGACGAGATCGCGTTCCATACGCTCGTCCACACGTTTCTGACCGCGTTGACCACCGTGGTGATAGTGTTGCGGATGCCGTCGATGATGGGCGTGAGGAAGCTGACGATGCCGTTCCAGACGGTCTGGAAGAACGATTTGATGGCGTTCCATACGTTCGTCCACACGGTTTTGACCGTGTTGAGGAAGTTCGTCAGGAACGTCTTGAGCCCGTCGATGACCGGGGTGACGAACGATACGATGCCGTTCCATATGCCGGTGAAGAAGTCCTTGATGGCGTTCCACGCGCCGCTCCAGTCGCCTTTGAGCAGGCTCAGGAACACGACAACGACGGTGCGTATCGCGTTGACCACGGTCGAGATGTAGTTGCTGATGAGCGTGAAGATCGTGCTGACGACGTTGTAGATGCCCGTCCAGATGGTGCTCCACACGGTGTTGGTGCTGTTCATCTGGGTGGTGATGAACGACAGTATCCAGCCGAACACGGTGTTTATGGCGTTCTGGATGGATTGCAGGGGCGCGACGATGAGCGCGCCGATGACGGTGAACACGTTGACCACCGTGTCGCGCACCGTGTTGACGGCCGTGCCAACGGCGGCGCTGATGCCGTTCCACAGGTTCGCGAAGAACGTGCTCACGCCGTTCCATGCGGTCTGGATGGTGGTGATGATGCTTGTCCAGATGCCGGAGAGGAACGATGCGACGGAGTTCCACACGGTCTGCACGGTCGTGGCGATGCCGTTCCACAGGTCGGCGAAGAACTGGCCGAGTCCGTTGAACAGGGCTTTCGCGCCCTGCACGAGTCCGTTCCATGCTTGGGAAAGCCATGAGACGAACGTGCTCCATATCTGCCGGCCGGTCTCGGTCTGGGTGAAGAACCATGTCAGGGCGGCGACAATGGCGGCGACGAGGCCGATTATCCACACGATGGGCCCGCCTGTGGCGGCCATGACGGCGTTGAACGCGCCCTGCACGGCGGTGGCGGCCTTGGTGACGGCGCTCCATGCGGCCTGCGCGGTCTGGGCGAGTTTCATCTTGCCGGCGAGCTGGCCGATCATCTGGGTCGGGCCGCCGAGTTCCATCATGGTGAGGATGCCGTTGCTGACGCCCGTGGCGGTCTTGGTGACGGCGTCCATGGTCTGGGCGAGGGCGGTGAGCCCGTTGTTGAGGGCCTGATAGCCCTTGACTGCGGCGAACGCGGTGCCGATGCCGATGATGATGGGCGTGAGGGCGGACCCGTGCTGCACGAACCAGTTGAGGGTGTCGGCGACGAGTTTGATGGCGTTGGCGACGCCGTCCGGGGGCATCATCCTGACCCAGTCGATGACCATGTTGACGACGCCCATGATGGCGTCCCTGACGGTGTCCCATGCGGCCTTGAACGCGGTGATGGCCCCGTTGTCCTCCAGTTTGTCCCAGAGGTCTTGGAGCCATTTGACGGCTCCTTGGATGGCGGCTTGGATGACGGGGGTCGCGGCCGTCAGGCCGTCGCCGACGGCGTTGATGGCTCCGGTGACCATGGGTTTGACGCTGTCGAGCACGGTCGCGCCCATCTTGATTGCCGACGCCTCCAGATTGCCCATCGAGCCTTCGATGGTGGTGGCGCTGGTGGCTGCCTGCACGGCGGCGTCCTGGAAGCCGAGTTTCATGATCGCGTCGTTGAATTCCTGCGCGCTGATCTCGCCCTCGCTCATCGCGTCCCTGAAGTTGCCGGTATAGGCTCCGGCTTCAAGCAATGCCTGTTGGATTTTGCCGGATGCGCCGGGGATGGCGTCGGAGAGCTGGTTCCAGTTTTCGGTGGTGAGCTTGCCTTGGCCGGCGGTCTGGGTCATGACCATGGCCACGCTCTTGTAGGTTTCGCTGGTGCCTCCGGCGACGGCGTTCAAATTGCCGGCGGCTTCGGCGAGCTTGTCGTAGTTCGGCACGCCGTTGGCGGCCAATTGGGCGGTGGTGTTGCGGATGTCGTTGAGGTCGTAGACGGTCTTGTCGGCGTAGTCCTGCGTGCTTTTGGTCAGGGCTTGGATTTGCTTGTTGCTTACGCCGGCGAACTGCAACGTGCTGCCGAATTTCTGGGCGGAGTCGCTGGCGCTGGCGATTTCGCCGGTCAGGCCTCTGAAGCCTTGGATGACGGTGCCGGCCACGCTTTGGGCGACGCCGCTGATGACGCCGAGCTTGCCGGCGAAGCCCGCGGAGAAGCCGCCGCCGAGCTTTCCGCCCTCGGTTTTGCCGACGGTTTCGGACGCGGAGCCGAACGCGGATGCGATGCTTTTGCCCACGTTCTTCATGCTGGGGACGATCTGCACGTAGGCTTGGGCGATTTCGATTGCCGCCATGTCCGGCTCCTTGTCTGTGGTGTCAGCCGCGTGGCCGGGAGAGCGTGGCGAGCATGCCTTCGGGGCTGAGCGCGGGCCCTTGGGGCTTGCGTTTGGTCATGCCGGGCCGTTGGATGCGGTCGTTCCAGCGGGCTCCCTTGCGGTTGCCCTCCTTGGTTTTCGTCCATGCGAGGAAGGCGGTGTTGTCGGCGATGTCGGCGAGGAGGTGGCGGGTCGCGTCCCACGTGGCGCGTGGGTCGAGCGTCTTCCAGACCATGGCGTCGTCGGGCAGGTTTGCGGCGAGGTCGGCCATGCGCCGCACGCGGATTGTCACGCCGAGTTGGTCGAGGTCAAGCCCGTAGAAACGCTGCATGTCGGCCCTGAGCTTGTCCGGGGCCTTGGCGAGCATTCCTGCGAGCGTCAGGAGTTTGGGTCGGCTTCCTTCATGAGCCGGGTGACGAACCGGCCGACGGCCTCCATGCTCACACGCCCGGTCTCGGGGTCGCGCAACGCGGTTTTGACCTTGGGGTAGGCGGTGCCGGTGAGTTTCTTGAGGAGGGGGACGATGCTGAAGCTGCCTTCGGCGTTTTCGTCGGCGTGCTGGAGGTCGTAGAGGTATTCGACCATGTCGAGGTCGTCGAACGTCTTCGGGTCGATGGTGACGGAGACGCCGTCGATGGTGACGGTGCGCGGCTTGTCCTTGGGCTGTTTGTGGTCCTGTGGGGTGGTCATTGGGTTCCTTTCTCATGGGATGGATGGGCCCGCACGTCGGCGGGGCGTGCGGGCCGGGGGATGTCACTTGTCGGACGTGGCCGAGACGGTGGCGATGGGGGCGATGTAGTCGATGCTGCTCGCGCCGCCGATGAGGTCGCTCGGGTTGGCGGCGTAGGTCACGTCGTACATGATCGCGTCGCCGCTGCTGTACTGGGTGTCTCCGAATTCGCTGACCACGGCGTCGGGTACGACGATGCGCTTGACCTTGTTGCCGGTGAGGAGGATTTCGAACACGAGGACGATGCTTTCGCCGGCGGGCATCCTGTGCTTGACGGTGAGCTTGCCGCCGTCGCCGGCGGTGACGTTGGCGGCTCCGTGCCTCAGGCTCATGCTCTGCTCGTTGAGTTCGAGCATGCTGAACTGGTAGGTCTCGCCGTAGCTGGAGATTTCGTTGATGACCTTGGTGCCGCCCATCTCGTTGACTTCGGTGGTGTCGGTGTCGGTCGCGTGGGTGATGCCGTCCTCGCTGATGAAGCCGGGCCCCTTGTATGCGGCCGCCAGCGGGGTGGTCGCGTCCGTTGGCAGGGCGGTGCCGGCGGGTGCCCAGTAGACGCATCCGCTGGCCATGGGCTTGCCGAGGCTGACGTTTTTCTTGTCGTTTGTGGTTGCCAATGTGGTCTCCTAATGAGAAGGCCACCCGGTTTCAGCGGGCGGCCGTGATCTGGATTGTGGTCTGGTAGCGTTCCCGCCATGGCGGGCCGGGGTCGGGCAGGTGGACGGTGCTTTCGACCTCAACGAGGGCGATGGGGTCGAGTTCCACGAGCCTTTCGAGTTGGGGGATGACGTGGTTTTCCATGAGGTCGGCGGCCTTGGCGGGGGTTTCGTCCCATGCCTGTATGGCGAGGATGGGCCGGGCGCGGTGCGCTTCGGTGTCGCCGCCGGTGCGTTCCACGGTCACGAAGCGTAGTGCGCGTGTGGGCGGCACGCTCAGTGAGACGGGGACGTCGAGGGTTTCGGAGAGCCATTGCACCACGGTGGTTTCGATGCTCATTTCACCGCCTTCAGCAGGGTGTTGTGGTGGGCGTTGTCCACCATGGCCTTGATGTGCGGCTTGGTGGCCTTGCCCGTGGTGCACAGGGCGACGCTGCCCCGGTCGGTGGTGACGGCCGGCGCGTAGTCGTATTCGGCCCCCTCGGTGACGTGCATCGAGTCGGCGCGCCGTTTCATGGCCTGCGCCTGCACGGTGAGTTCGTGCATGACGCCGGCCGATTGGCGCACTTGGCGGAATCCGGCCATGTTGAGCTTGACCTTGCCCATGCTCATCCCCTTTCGTCGTGGAGGTAGGCGGTGAGGTTCCAACGGGTGGGCGTCAGGCCTCCCGTGTAGGGCCTCGGATCGCCGAGCACCGTGTATTCGATGCCGTCGATGCGCACCGTGGCTCCGCGCAGGCTCTTGTAGGGCCATGTGCGGGGCAGGTGTATGGTGCGGTCGATGCTCGCGCCGTAGGGGCGTGTGGAGTCGGTGGCGTTGGCTTGCGTCCCGTCCTCGATGAGCACGTCTTCGATGGTTTCCTCGTGGGTCCGCCATATGGGGTCGTTGCCCTCGTCCACGCCGTCGGGGGTGCGGGTGATGAGGGTGATGGTCTCGCCTCTCACTTGACGCTCCCGTCCGCCGTGTCGTAGGCCCATGCGGTGCCGGGGCCGCCCAACGATTCGATTTCCGAGGCGGTCAGGTACAGGTCCCCTGCGGGATTCGAGTAGCTGAAGCTTTCGGTGTAGGCTCCGGCGGTTTCGGTGTGTTGGGTGACGCCGGCCGCGTCGTCGCCGTTGAGCATGGCCCTTTTGACGGCGGCGCAGCTGACGCGCTTGAGCGTGGGTTCGGCGGCGTCACGCCATTTGGGGCAGGTGGTGCGGATGAGGTCGGCCGCGTCGTCCAAGAGGGCCGTGGCCTTGGCCTGTTCGTCCGTGGTGAGGGCGTGCCAGCGGTCGGCGAGGTCTTGGGCCGTGGCGAACGCACCCGTCTCGGGCGGCTCGGTGCCGTCGGACGGGGATGCGGGCCCGGCCTTGGGATTGGCGAGGCTGACCGTCGTTCCGGGGTGTCCGTCGTTCGCCATGACGTCTCCCGTCAGCTTGCGATGCTGCCGGCCGCGCGCAGGGACGCGAGCAGCGCGTTGAGGCTCGCGGCCACGGTGGCCGCGGTGGCGTTGTCGCCGGTCGCGGTGTCGGGGACGGCCGCGCCCTTCTTGACGCCGCCGATGGCCGTGCCGGCCGGTGGCAGCGTGTAGGCGGCCGGGATGACGACGTCGCTGCCGAGCTTGGCCTTGGTGACGGCCTTGTCGGCGAGTTTGGCGGTGGTGACGCTGCCGTCGGTCGGGGGGAGCGCCGTGGGCCTGCCTGCGACGTTGTCCCAAGAGACGGTGACGTCGCCGGGGTCGCCCTGCCATGGGGTGCCGTCGGGGTTGACGAGTCGCACAGGGGACGCGAAGGGGCCTTTGCCGCTGCCGTCCTGCACGACGAGCGGCTGGGTGAACGTGCCGGCCATCACTTGCCGCCCTTGGCGGAATGGGCCGGCTTCTTGAGCACGGCGATGCCCTTGGGGTCGAGGATGGCGTAGCTGTAGACGGCCTCGGTGCGGTAGGCGATCTGGTTGACGTTCTTGAGGTCGGTGCCGGTGTGGTCGGGGTCGCCGTACTGGATGATCTCGCTCCAGATGTCCCGGACCATGCCCCACTTGATGAGGCTGAAGTCGCCGAGGAAGGCGAGCACGTTGGTCGGGGTGCCGGTGATGAGACGCCCGTTGACGGTGCCGCTGGTGGCGGTGGGGATGCCCTCGAGGCTGCCGGCCTGAAGGTTGAGGGGGATTTCGGGGTAGAAGCGCTGGCCGGTGGAGGGCACGCGGATTTTGCGCAGCTCGTTGGCCATGGTCTTGCTCAGGGCGAGGCCGTTGATGTCGTATTCGTCGTTGACGGCTTCGGCGAGGCTGTCGAGGTCGGCGACTCGGTCGTCGGTGGCGGTGACCTGCGTGGCGGTGCCGGACAGGGCGGTGAAGCCGTCGAGGGCGGCGCGCTTCTTCGGGTCGAAGGCGTGGAAGATCACGTAGTCGAGGACGCGGCCGAGGGCGGCGGCCTGATCGGCCTGCACGCGGCTGATGATCTCCAGCTTGGCGTCCTCGTCGGCCCACTGGAGTTCGTTGCTCACGCGCGTGGTGGTCTGCACCTTGAAGCGCTTGCCCACGACGGTGGTCAGGGTCTCCTCGTAGCTGGACTTCTGGGCTCCCTCGGAGACCACTTCGGCTTCGGCGTTGCCGGTGAAGACCATGTAGTCCTTGTCGAGGAAGAGCTGGGGTTCGCTCGGGGACAGGGCGGCGATGACGCTGGTGTCCTTGGCGTGTTTGGTGACGGCGGTGGCGACCTCCTTGGGGAGGCGCACCTTATCGGTGGTGAGTGCCATGATGTGGTTCCTTTCGGATGGTTGTGGCGGTCAGTCTTTGTCGGTGCCGAACAGGCGGGCGAGGTATCCCTTGGTCTCGTCGCCGGCGATGGGCCCGCTGGGCTGTCGGGCGGGGTCCTTGATCTCGGGCAGCTTGTGCGCGGGGTGGATGAGCGCCTTGAGGGCTTCGGCATGCGCCTTGATCTCCTCTTCGCTGTCGCCGCGCAGCACTTCGGCGGGCACGCCGGTCTCCTTGGAGACCTTGGCCTTCCATTCGCGCTGCTGGGCGGCGGTCTTGTAGGCGGCGTTCTCCTTTTCGAGCTCGGCGATGCGCTTGGCGGTCTTCTCCGCGTCGCTCATCTGGGATTCCTTGAGCTTCTTGAGCTCTTCGGAGTCCTTGAAGCTGGCCTTGGCCCTGTCCTCCCATTTGCGTGACTGCGCGACGGCCTCGTGGTATTTGGCCTCGTAGTCGATGGGCTCGTTCCCTTCGCCCTGCGGCTCCGGGTTCTCGGTGGTGGTGGGGTTGTCTGCCATGTCGGCTCCTTTGCTTGGTTTCGGCCCATTGCGGGCATGAAAAAAGCCCCCGTGCGGGGGCTTGGTGCGTGGTGGAGGCAGGATTCGAACCTGCGGTGTTTCTGTGTCGCGGATTTACAGGCCGCTGCCGTCGCCGCTGGGCCACTCCACCGGAAGGTGATATTCTGGAGATGTAAGCGCCCCCGTTACCGCCATTTTTTCGGTAGTTTCCGAGGCGCTTACTTGATTCTTCGCAACTTTTCGTCCTTGGTGAGGATGTAGACCTTTCCGCCCTTGAATCTGTTGCTTGCCTTGATGTGTTCGATGAGCTGGGCGTCGCTCATGTTCGGGTTCTCGGTGTTGTCTATGATGAGCCGGATGCAGTCGGCTTTTTTCCCGGCGCTGCCCATGTAGTCATCGACGGAACGGAATTTTCGCGCCTTGTCGGGCGTTTTGATTTCGATGCCTCCGGCGAAGTCGGACAGACCGATTCGTTCCTCGATTCCGGTTTCCTCATTGCGCACATACTTGTGGTCGATTTGGAACGCCGGTCGGACGCCGTGTTTTCTCAGCCTTTCGGCCGTTCTGATTTCCTGTGGCCTTGCCTGCTCCGTCTCGGCCTTTTGCTTGGCGTCGGGGAACGTGATGGGCGGCTCGGTGCCGTCGTAGAGCCATCGGGGGTCTCGCCACCGCATTTCGGCGAGCGCCTGACGAGTTTTCCATTCGTCGAATTTGAGGGTGTTCTTTTCCTTCCATCCGTCGTAGGAGAGCGGTTTGGCGTCGCCGGTGGAGGCGAGGTACTTTTCGTATTCGTCGCGGGTCAGTTTCTCGGCCGTGTCGGCTCGGTATGCGTCGTAGCGGTCGCGGGTCGCCCATCCTTTGACGGAGGCGGCGCATGATTGCCAGCGTTTTTTCATGCCGTCGGGGTCATAGCCATTGACGCGCATCTTGCCCCACGAGCTGACGATCTGGCAGTTGTCGTCGTTGTGGTAGAGGTTGTTGCGGCCGGCGCTTTCGGCTGTCCAGTAGACAAAGCCCCTTGAGGCGAGCATGATGCAGAATTCGCAGGTCGGCCCCGAGGGGACGCGGGCGTAGCGGGGTTCGCTGGGGTCTTTTTCGGCGGTGAGCTGTTGGGTGAGGCGTGTGGTGGAGTTGATGACGTCCTTGGCGAGCTTGGACCAGTCGGCGTCGCCGTATCCGGCGGTTTTCTTGGCCCACAGGTCGTCCATGGTCATGCCGGATTTGGCGCGGTGGTTGATGACGTCGGTGAACTTCAGGCCTGCGAAGTCGCTGTCGCTGTAGCCGTGGAACACCTGCCATGCGGCGCGGTCGGAGGAGACCATGGCGTCCTCGTAGGTGGGCAGTTCCACCTGCGCGGCCTCGGCCCATGCGGCGCGGACGTTGCGGTAGTAGTCCTGCGCGATGAGGTTCGCTTGGCGCGCGTAGCGTTCCAGTTCGCCGCGCGCGTTGTCGAGCGGAAGGCCTTCGTCGTAGGTCGCGTTGGGCACCATGGTCTTGGCTTCGATGATGAGGTTGCTGACTTCTTCGAGGTAGTTGTCGTAGAGGTCGTTGAGATGCTTTTCGACGGCTTCACGCTGCGCTTGGCTGAGGTTGTCCAGCGGCAGGCTGCTTCGTTTGCTGGGCGGCTGTGACATCGGACGCCTCCTCGGTCTGCTGGGCTAGGTGGAGCTGGGCGCGCAATTGGTCCACGGACTGCTCGGTGCGTTTTTGTTTCTCGTAGGCGCGTTGGGCCTTGATCTCGTCCCATGTCAGGCCGGCCTTGGTCAGTCCCACGTCGCTGTCGGCGAAGTTGGGGTTGACGCTGGCGATCTTGCTGTAGTAGTCGGCGCGCTGCGCGTCGCTGGTTTCCTTGGTGGGGGCCCACAGGGCGCGGAGCTCCCGGATGGCCGTGGGGTCTGTCCCGGTGTCTTCCAAGGCCATGGCGAGCGCGTCCTTGAGGGCGCGGCCGAAGCGTCGGTTCTGCCGGTCGGCGGTGCGTGAGAGCTTGCGTTCGGCTTCGGCCATGGCCTCGGCGCTGGCGGGGTTGTCGATGGTGATGCCGAGGTCGGTGGGCGGGATGTCGGTTTCGGCGGCGACCATGAGGGCGATGCTTCGCAGCATGTCGTCGTGCGGTTGCATGGATGCTTGGTTGAGCTGGCGCATGTCGGGCTTGTCGCCGTTTTTGTTGGCGGGCACGCCGTTGATGACGCTCATGATCGAGCTCCACGTGTCGGGGCTGACCTGTCCCTTGTTGGTGCCGAGGAACCAGATGCGCGGGGCGGCGTAGAATTCGGCGTTCGCCTCCATCCTGACGAGGGTGCGCAGCGCGAAGTCGGTGAGGGCCATGAGGGGGCGGGTGATGCGGCTGGAGCCGAAGGGCCGGTTGAGTTGTTCGTCGCATACGAGCGGCACGACGGACGGCCGGTCGAAGCCCGTCGCCGACGGCTCGGCCTGCCAATGCGGGTTGATCTGTCCGCCGTTGCGCCGGCAGTCCCATGTGACGTGGGGCATCCACACGCGGAAGCCGGTGATGTACCCGTCCTTGTCCTTGTCGGTGATGGTCAGGGCGGCGGCGATGCGCCCGTGCTCCCAGTCCCACAGGGCGGCGCTCCAGTCGGCCGAACGCGGGATGATGTGGACTTCGCCGCCGGTGTGGCTGACGGTGAGGAACGAGCAGCCGTGCGTGTATGCGGACACGATGCCCTGCGACACCTTGACGTCGAGCATGTTCGCCTCGCACAGGTCGTCAACCTGCTGCCGGATGCCGTCGGGCGCGTCGAAGCCCTCGAAGACCGACAGGTCGGCGAGCGCGCGGACGGCTTTGTTGGGCCAGCCGACCATGGGTTTGGCGAGGGTTTTCATTTGGTTGGGGATGCTGTAGGCGATGCCTTTGTAGCCTTCGTGGGCGAGGTAGTAGCTGGTGCGCAGGATGTTGCGTGGGTATTTGTCGCGCCAGACTTTGAGTAGTTCGCGGGTGGTGTTCTGGGTGGTGTCGTCCATGCCTTGGATGGGGCCGGTGAAGGCGCTTTCGATGGCGAGGTGGTTTTCGCGTTTGTAGCTGGCCTTGAGGTCGTCGGCGGGGGTGGTGTCGCTCACTAGTACCATGCTCCTTCCTCTGTGGTGGGGTCTCGTCTGGTGGTCATCGCGCCGTGGAGGGCGATGGTGGTGGCTACGAGGGGGCTGATGTCGGTGTCGTCGTCAGGGCGTTGCCAGCCGAAGAGGCCGGCTTTGCCGATGGGTCGGATGGTGGCTTTGCGTGCGGCGGTCCAGAGTTGGGTCTGGCCGTCTTCGGGCAGGTGGGTGAGGGTGCCGTCGCGCAGCATGTCCTGTAGCCGGCCGCATGCGCGGCCCATGTCGGTGCTGTTGGTGACGGTGACCTGTACGCCTGCCTCTTGCAGTTCGGGCAGCAGCACGGTGGCCGGGCTTTGGGCGTCGATGACGACGCTGGCGGTTTGTTCCCAGATGCGGGCGAGTTGGCTGACGGCCCACATGGTGCCGTCTTTGCGGGTGTCGCGGTATTCGGCGAGTTCGATGTGGCAGGTGTCGTCGTCGTATCGCATGCATGCGCCGATAGTCAGGCGGCTGCGGTCGGGCGGCATGTCGATGCCGAAGCTTTTGACGCCGCCTTCGCGTCTTTTGGCGATGGTGGCTTCGTCCCATTGGTTTTGGTCGATGGCGCTGCTGGTGGCGTGTTCGTCCCAGATGCCGAGGGCTTCGCGGCGGAAGTCGTCGGGGGTGAGCCCGTCGAGGAGTTCGAGGACGGCGTCTTCGCTGGTGTGGGCGGGGTAGCTGGGGTTGGCTTTGGCCCATTGGCCTCGGTCGAGGGGGTCGGCGTCGCGGTCGGCGGCGTATTCGACGTACAGGGTGCTGTGGGCGCGGCCCGCCAATGCCTTGGTGCGTTGGCGGGCGAACGCCTCGCCCATGTCTCGCGGGCCGGGCGGGGTGCCCATGTATATGGTCTGCGGGTTGTAGGCGCGGTTCTGGGTCGGCAGCATGCTGGCCTTCGCGCTGTCGGAGAGTATCTGGGCCTCGTCTATGACCAAGAGGCCGACTTTCTTGAAGCCTCGCAGGGCCCCGCGCTCGCGGGCGCGGAAGAAGATGCGCGACCCGTTGCGGAACCTGATCTCCTCCTTGCCGGCCGCCAAGGATATGCCGTGTTCGGGGTCCACGAGATACGCCATCTCGGGGCGCAGGACGCGCGAGCACATGTCCTCGAACGTGTCGTGCAGGACGCTGAAGTGCTGGGCGGTCCACACGATGCGGATGCCGGGCGTCTGCGCGGCCCGGTGGATGGCGACCCATTCGACGTCGTAGGTCTTGCCGGTCTGCCGGGGGATGCTCATGACGACGTTGCGGGCGGTGTAGAAGCCGTCGTCGCCGACGGCCAGCGCCTGCCGGTTGATCTGCCGCTGCCACGGGTCGAACCGGTCGCCGGCGGCTTGGGCGAGCGCGTTGAGGCTGGGTTCGCTGGTGGTGTGCGCGCCCTCGGGGACGACGAGGCGCGCGGCCCCGTCAATCCTCGCCATCCGCGTCCTCCATGGGCTCGTCCTCGGCCTCCAACGCCATGGCGACGGGGCTCGTCTTGGACGCGCCCTTGTCGATGGCCTCGATGCTGGCCGCGATGTCCATGAGCCTCTTGGACAGGGAGGCGAGGTCGCGGCTGGCGACGCGCCCGGAGTCGAGGTCGTCGGCGATCTTGTTGCGCAACGCGACCAACAGGCGGCGGCGGTCGCTGGAGTTCGCCGCGTTCCTGATCGTGTGCGACCCGCGCCCCGAGGGTTTCGGGGCGGCGGCGCGACGGGTCGTGGAGGCCATGGGCGTCCTCCTTAACTTGTGGAAAAAAATCCGGGGGGAAAACGGCCCTTTGCCCGTGGTGGCATGGCGGGGGCCGGGCGGGGGTACTCCCCACGGTCAGAACCAGTCCGAGCAGCGCACCGGCGGCTCGGCTTCGCTTTCTCGTGTCGGGGCCTTGCCTTGCGCTTTGAGTTCCCTGACCTTGGCTTGCGCCCACTTGAGGCTGTGCGTGCTTTTGATGCGGTTGCACCACCAGTGCGCGGCGCGTTGGTTGTCGTAGGTCATGGTGCCGCCGTGCTTCAACGGGACGGTCTCGTCGACCACGAAGCTCCACGGGTCGGGAGCCTTCAGCGTGTAGTCGATGGGCATGCCGCAGATGCAGCACGCCTGTCCCTGAGCGCGGATGCGGGCGCGTTGCTTGTCGCGTCTCCATCCGTTCGCGCGCCTAGGATTGCCCATCGCCCCACTCCTCGAACGATCGTTCGAACGCCTTCATGCCGGCCTCCAAGCGCGCCCTCAGCTCCATGGGATTGTCGGCGGCGCTCGCGGGCACCTCGACCACGATGATGCCGATGGGTTGGAGTCCGGTGGTCAGGCTGATCTCGCAGGTGATGGGCATGGGGAGGCGTCCATCCTGACGCCGGGCAGGTAGGTCACCTTGTCCGCGATGAGTGGCAACCACACCACGCCGATGTCGTGGGCGTCCATGTCCACCTCGGGCAGGCGGTCGGCCAAGGGATAGGGGAACGGCTGGCCGTCGATGAGCACGTTGCAGCGCTCCATGTCGATGACCACCTCGCACGGTATGTAGGGCTTGCTCATGACTGGCCTCCGATCACGGGGAAGGGGAAGGGCGTTCGCGGAGCGCTCGAGCGGGGGCGCTCGCACTTGCCGGAGAAGAGGCAATACGGCAGTGCGCCGGGCGGATGGTGCGGGATTCGGACCCGCGACGCCATGTGGGCGTGCCGCCTTAGCAAGGCGGTGCATTCGGCCTCTCTGCCAACCATCCCGGAATACAAGAGAGGTGGCGTGCCCTTCCTAGGCATGCCACCAACTACGCGACAGCGTATCACGGAAACGACTTATTCGCCATCATTTCCTTCGTTTCGCGCGCTCGTTGGCGCAGGCCAGGAGTTCGCGCACGCTCCACTGCCAGTACCTGCCCTCCACGTGCCGGGTCGAGGGCATGCGGCCCTGCTGACGCCAGTTCATCAGGTCGCGGCCGGTGACGGGGACGCCCGTGGCCTGTCTGAGCCATGCGGCGGCGTCGGCCTGCGAGCGCGTGATGTGCATGAGGCCGGCGGCATCGAGGTAGTCCATGCGCACTTGCCTGAGGTCGAGGAAGGTGTGGCATTCGGGGCATACGGCCCAGTGCTGGCGTTCCGTGGCGTAGATGGGGGTGCGCAGGGGTTCGTCTCGGGTTTCGCCGGTCTGTGGGTCGGTGACGGTGCGGCGGGTGGCGTGGCATTGCGGGCAGATGCCGATGAGGCGGCGTTCATCTGGTCGTTCGATGCGTTCGGACACGTGTCGGGCCGTGTCCGCGAGCTGTTGCATGGCCTCGCGTGGCCGGGGGTTGAGGATGCGTTCGATGCGGACGGCCATGATGGGGATGAGCCGGTCCCATGCGAGCAGGGTGCGTGGGGTGCCGTCGGCCTGCCAGCCGTAGGGTTTGGTCCGGGCTTGGCCGGCGAGGCGTTGCAGTGTGGTTTCCGCGTCGATGTAGGTTTGGCGGGCGTCGATGTCCAAGGGGGTGGCGGCGTAGGCGCGGTTGCCGTGGCGGGGCGACGTCTCGCCCATGCTGGCCTGACGGTAGGCGATCTGCTGGAGGGTGGGCATGCCGATGCGTTCGAGCCATAGGAGCGTGTTTCGGGCGTGTTTGAGGCATACGGGGCATATAGCGCCCGCGTTGGTGCCGGCTTGGCAGATTTCGCATTGGTTGACCATTCCATCCTCCGAACTAAGCTGATGATTTGGCGAGTCGGGCTTCTGTCTTCGGATGGGGGCCCTTTTTCGTGTCTAGTAGAGGAGCACGGCGAGCCGGCCCACGAAGAGCAGGATGACGGCGAGGCCGGCGAGCGTGAGTGTGCCGACGATGATGCGGGCGAGGATGTCCGCGAAGGTGGGCGGCTGGCGTTTGGGCTTGGGTGGCCGGGTGTCCATGTTGAGGCCGTGTGGATGCTGCATGTGTCGGTGTCCTTCCTTAGGATTCGGGGTCTTGGATGTGGCGGCGTTGTTGGCGGCGGATGTCCTTGAGCATGGCGTCGAGGACGGCTTGGGACAGGCCTGTGGCTTGGTTGACGATCTTGGGGTCTTGGCCTTCCGTGAGCATCTTCCATGCCTTCTCAGTCGGTTTGCCCATTGCTCTCATCCATGTAGTAGTCGGCGAGCGCCGTGGATTCGGTCTTGGGGCTTACCATTGGCGTTTGTCCTCGCAGTCGGCGCATTCGCCGGTGGCTTTGTGGCATTCGGGGCACAGGGGCTTGTGGCATTCTCTGCACTCGTAGCCTTCGTGGGCGTCTTGTCCGCAGTCCGTGCATTCGCGTTCGTTGAGGGAGTATTCGAGGCGGCGGGCTTCCTTGTGGGCTTCCTCGGTGAGGTCGATCACAGCTCTCCCATCCTGCACCGTAAGTGGTTGCGTGAGGCGGCCGAAGCTTTCGATGGGCGGGATGCTTACCGTTCGTGCCATGCTTGGCGCTCCTTGATCTTTTGGATGACTTGGATGAGTTCGGGGATGGACCCGCCTTTGAGCAGGCCGAGCCAGAACGGCTTGGCGTGCGCGAAGTCGACGTCGGCGAGTTGGCGGAGGAGTCCGGGCGTGGTGGGGCCGAAGGATATGAGGGGCGCGGTGGGTAGCGCGGGCTCTTGGTTGCGGTCGGCGAGCGCGAGGTACCAGAGGGCTTCGTCGAGGTCTTCTTCCGGGTGGCCTTTGGCTTCGTGCCGCCAGACGTATTTGATGGCGTTGCCGAGGGTGTAGCTGTAGCGTTCGGCGAGGATGCATTCGAGGTGGCCCTCGTAGTGTCCGGGGTATTCGACGTAATTGTTCATAGGGTTCCTTTGGCGAGGACGTGACAGTATTCGTTGAGGTCTCTTTCGAGGCAGTCGGCGACACGGTGCGAGGTCGCGTGGGCGGGCCCGTATGGGTCTTCGCCACGGGCGAGCGACAGCAGACGGAAACCGGTGAGGTCGAGACGCCGGTGCGACAGGTCTTGCAGGCGCTCGCAGTCGGGGAGTTTCGTGGTGAGCCATGTGAGGTCGAAGTCGATGTTGGTTCCTGCGGGGTGGAGCGTGGCTTCCTCAGTCCATTCGGTGAGGTGGCATCGGAGCTGGTATGAGGCTTCCCGGCTGGTGATGACGTCGTCGCCGAGGAGGCTTTCCCAGAGCAGGCCGTTGCGCGAGTGCATCGCGAGCGCGGTTTTGTTGCCGTTGGCGAGGGCGGTTTCGATGATCTGCGGGTCGTGTTTGATGACCGCACTCCAGTAGTCATCCTGTTCGCCTTTCATGGTGGTGAGGATGACGCCGATTTCGAGGATGTCGCCGAGGGTGTGGTCGAGTCCTGTGGTTTCGACGTCTAGCCATAGGAGCTTGTGGGGTTTGTTCATGGTCGTTTGCCTTTCCTGAGTGTGGTTTGCTGGCCTTCGTCGTCGTAGAGGAGTTGGTCGCCTTGCCAGTTGGTGACGGGTTTTTCGTGTGGGTCTTCCCCGGCCCGGAGGTAGTAGCCGGTTTCGTGTGCGGCTTCGGGGTGTTGGTGGACCCATCCGTGGCATCCGGTGGTTCCGGTTCCGCAGAGGGTGACGCAGTTGGCGGGTTTGTGCCGCCATGCGGGGTCGGCCCTGAGGCGGTTCATGCGATGGTGGCATGACCATCCGGGCCATTGGTCGTTGCGCACGTAGAGGCCGCAGCGTACGCACCTGTGTTGGTCGCAGCCTAGGCATGTGTCTCTTGTGTCGTCGAATTCGCTCATCGTGCGCCCACCTGTTCGAGTCGACCGTGGTTCAGACGGATGGCGGTGATGGTGGTGCCGTCCGCGCTGCTGACGCACTGGTGGCATACGTCGATGTCGATGTGGTTCATGTCGGAGTCTTCCTCGCCCTTCTCGTTGCGGTGTGCGGTGAAGAGGTTGTAGTCGCAGTGCGTCCATGGCTTGGTTTCGTTGATTGGCTGTTGGCAGATGTCGCAGATTCGCTGCTTCATGCTTGTTGCTCCTCGTGGTTGAGTTGGTCGGCTTCGGCGATCAGGTCGGCGAGCACTTTGAGGTGCTCGATCTCGTCGTCGGAGGGCTGATAGCCGAGGCTTTCGAGGATCAGGTAGTAGCCGTGGATGCGTCGGCCGACGTTGTTCGTGCTGGTCCAGTCTTCGGGGTCGATGAACCATTCGATGCGTGCGGCGAGGATTTGCACCGCCCAGACCGCCCAGTCGGGTTCGTCGAGGTGGTGGCGGAGTTCGGCGAGCGCCCGTTTTGGTTCGATGCCGCTGATGGTGGCGAATTGTTCGCCACCGCATGCGGCGTTGTTCCATGTGCTCAGTGCCAGCGTGTAGCCCTGCGGGTCCGGGTCGATGATCTGTAGGAGTCCGAGCCGGGCCGTGGTTTCGATGAGCTGGGCGCGTTTGATGCCGTGGAGGTTGGCGTGGAGCCATGCCATGCGCTTGTCTGCGGATGCGGTCGCGTATTCTTCGAGCGCGTGCCGGCGGGCGTCGCGTTCGGCTTGTTCGGCGGCGCGGCGGGCTTCCTTTTCGGCGTCGGCGGTCTTGTCGCGGCGGGTCCAGAGGTAGACCTGCTGCGTGTGGATGGATACGGCTGCGGGGTTCTGTTCGCGGATCCTTTCGATGACTTCTTCGGGGGTGCCGGTGGACGGGAGCATGCAGCCGAGGTAGCAAAATTCCGGGTCGCTGTAGGGCTTTTCGGGGTCGGGGATGAGGTTTATGCCGTCGGCGTTCTTGAGGAGCGCGGCGACCGATTCGATCCATTGCTGGTTGTGGTCGTCGCGTTCGATGTTGCGGAGGATGTAGTCGAAGTTCGAGGTGCCGGCCGCCTGCGCGAGCTTCTTCTGTCTGTCCGGCTGGCCGTCATATCGCGCTATGGCCACGAGCTGGCCGATGGTGAGCTGGCTGAAATCGTCGCGGGTCGCTCTGACCTCGGTCTTGATGCTGGCGGCCTTGGCGCGGTCACGCACGTAGTCGGCGCTTCGGCCGAGCCGGCGGGCGACGTTGGCGGTGGTGGCTCCGAGGTCGAGCATGCCCTGGATGGCGTCGGCTTCCTCGAGTGTTGTGAGCTGTTCGCGCTGGCAGTTCTCGGTGATCATCGCCTCGAGCTGCTGCAATGGGTCGAGTTGGAGCACGAAGCATGGGACGGCTCCGGTTCCGGCCAGTTTGCATGCGGCGAGTCTGCGGTGGCCGGCGATGACGCGGTAGCGGCTGCCGTTGGGTACGACGCTGAGGGGCGTGAGGAGCCCGTTGGTTTTGATGCTGGCCGCGAGGTCGGTCACGTCGCCGATGTTTTTGCGTGGGTTGTCGGGGTGTGGGTCGATCAGGCTCGGGTTGATGAGCTTGATTTCGTTGCTTTGGTGGTAGTTGCTCATTGCTTCTCCTTGCTGGTTTCTTGCTTGTTGTTGAGTTGGTCGGCTTTTTGCTGGCATGCGAGCATCCATTCGCTTGGCTCGTAGCCTTGGCGCTGGTGGTCGTATTCGCTTTCGTGGGGTTGCATGATCTGCTGGACGTGCCGGCAGTTCCATGAGTGCGTGTGGACTCGTGGTTTGGGTGTGGCGTCTGGCGGCAGTAGCGGCTTGTAGGCTCCGCGTTCGAGCCAGTGCTGGAAGGATGGTTGGCTGCGGGCTGGTTCGTCGCCTTGCTCGACGCTCCGGTTGTGGCTGAGGATGGCCGCGTAGAGGCGTCTTGGCGTGACTCCGGCATCGATGACGTCGCGGAACGCGGCCTCGGCCCCGGTGCGGGTGCCGGCCATGGGCCGGTACGTGCCCCAGCACAGGCCGAACGGGTCGCGGTCGATGGCGTGCTCGGTATCGGCGATCATGTCGGCCACGGCCACTACTTGGGACTCTGCTTCGGAACCGTCTGTGGAAGGGGTTGGGGTAGGTATGGTTACGGCCACTTGGGGCTTGGACTTTGCTTCGCGTCTGCTTGAAGCAGCAGCTTGAGCGTTGCCACTGTTTTGCTTGCCGTCTGCTTGAAGCAAAATCGAAGCAGAAGCGTTGTTTTGCTTGGGTTTTGCTTCAAGAAAACTCGGGTTTTTGCTTGAAGCATCCGGCATGGTTTGCTTGGTTTCCGCTTCGGGCCATGCTTCGCCGTTGCTTCGACGCGAGCGTGCGAGGCCTCCCTTGCGTCCGGCGCGCACCTTGTCGGGGTTCTTGAACACCGAGCCGTCGAAGCCTCCGATGCGTCTCGATTCGACGATACGGTAGCCGTCCTCCACCTCCTCGAACAGTCCGGCCGACACGAGTTCGGCGATCATCCTCGGTGTGCCTCCGAGCATCCGGCAGCGGCGCTTGTCGAACACGCCATCGAAGCCGGGCGTCTCGTACAGTTCGCCGCCCACCCAACTGGCGATGGTGGCGAACAGGCCGCGAGCGGCCATGCTCAGCGTCTCGACGTTGGGGGCGCGGTGGAAGCCATCGCTCAGGTGAAAACAGGACATGACTTTTCTCTTCCTTCCAACCAGTGGCTCACATGTCGTCAAGGCTCGGCTGCGACGTCTTCTTGACGAGATCGTTCGCGACACCGACCACATCGAGTTCGTCCGAGCACTTCAGACGGCCGACCTTGTCGTACTGGAACCGCTGACCGCAGTCGAGGCAGTACAGCGGCCTCGGCTTGGCCTTCAGATGCGCCGCAGTGGCGTCCGCCGGCTGGTTCTCGTACACCTCCTGCCACAGTTGCAGTCCGCACCTCGGGCAGCATGAGAGCGGCGGCACGCCATGCACGCGCTTGGGGCCGGCGAACACGAACCGCAAGGCCTTCTCGGGGTCTTTGAAGATCGCGGGGTATTTGTCGATGATCTCCTGAATCCTGTGGCCGGTGTCGCGTTCGAGGTCGTCGCGGAACGCCTCGAATTCGTCCACGTCCAACACGCCCTGTTTGGCCGCGAAGTAGACGAGGGCCACGGCCTGCGGGTCGGGGTAGCCGCACTGCGGGTCCACGTCGATGCGCACGATGGTGTCCACGCTCTCGCCGCTCATCGCAGACAGGTCGTCCAGCCTGACTTGGAACGAGTGCGCCACACGGATGCAGGCCTTGCCGTCCAATGCGTTCCGCATGGCCGGCAGGTCGTTCGCGTCGATCTCGACGGTCACATGCTTCAATTCGTCCGCCATGATTCCTCCTTAGAATTCCGGGTCGGGTTCATTGTCGAAGTCGGTGGGCGGCTGCGACCACGGGTCCTCGGGCGGTGCCGCAGCGGGCTGCGCGCCCGTGTATCCGTTCCGGTTGCCGGCGAATCCGGCCTGCTGGTCCTTGGGCTGGCGGTGGATGAAGCTCAGGGTCTGGGCGGCCACCCTGAGCGCGCTGCCCGGAGTGCCGTCGTTGCGCGTGAAGAAGCGCTGCGAGAGCAGGCCGGAGACGTGAACCTTGTCGCCCTTGTGGACGTACTGGAGCTGCGACTTCGCGCCCTGCGTGATCGGCTCGACCTCCAGCCACATCGTGCCTTGGTCCTGCCACTGGTTCCGCTTGTCGAAATACCCCT